AGAAACGACAGCCCGATGGCTGTCTCTACTGCGCCATGCAGCGCATGCATATAGGCAAGCGAAAGCCCGCACTGATTAGGTGCGGGCTTGGCTAGTCTAGCGTGCTGCGATGAATAGCAGCAGCAGGATGATAGCTGCTGCTGCGATGGGGGCGAACTCCTCAGCCATTGATGGCATGGTCCACTTCATCGCGATGGTCGGCATCATCAGCGAACAACTTGTGTGCCTTTGCCTTCATGTCATCAGACAGGACGCTATCAAGGTGCGCCCACAGACGCAGCAGCTGTTCGCGACTGGCAGGCGACAGTCCATTGTTCGCTGCGTTCATGTCGACGGCGGCAATCGTGGTATCAAGTGCCGCCGCAACTTCGCGCACCTTGCTAGGCTCAACACGCTCGTTTGCGCCTTTGTTCGTGTTGGCCGCGCCTTTCTTGCCAGATGAAGCAAGCTCTTGAAGATGCGCGAAGGACGTTGCCGCGCTGATGTCTTGATCAGCAAGCTTCATGATCTGTGCGTTGCTGAATGCGCAACTCTCGTCATCGCTAGGGCCGGTCAAGCGGCAGACAGTCAACGCAGTACCTGCAACAGTGCGAAACTGTACAGTGAAGTTAAGCTCTTCAATGCGCTTGATCGTACGCAGTGTGTCAATCACGCGAACCATGAACGTGTTGACGTTAGAGAAGCGCTTCTTAAGCGTCTCCTTTTCTGTGCGCTGCGAAGGCGCAATGTTCGCCTTCATGCTGACAAGCGCGTCGTACCTGTCCTTGTTCTTCTTGCCGATGGGCGTCTCATAGTAGCTGTTGAGCAGCACAGAACGAACACTGTCGCCAGCATCGCCACGCATGGCTTGAATATCAAGGTTGCTGCTGATGCTTTCGACATAGTTGCGATGCTTGATCAGCAGTGCGAACGCGCCGCCGTCAAACTCCTCTTTGGCTTCAATCACCTGAACCAATGCCTTGCCGAAAGCAGCAGTGGTATCATTGACGGGAAGCTTTGCGCCATTGGACAGGACAGAAGCGGGCATCTCAGTGGTGATGTTGAGCGTGGTCATTGGTAGTCCCCATTGTGTCTAGTGCTTGTCGTATAGGCGTGTTTCGCCCCGACAAGAAACAGTATACATGATGCAGAAACACATGCAAGCGTGTTGCTGCTGCACATGTGCACATGTCACGCATGTTTCACGTGAAACACTGCGCATATGTGCAGTCGCATAGCTGCGTCGTATATACGTATATACGCATGTCACACATATGGTAGCCATTGCACAATGGGCCACTACAGATATGGCTACCATATATAGCGTGCCATATGCCAGGCATACACTGCCAATGGTATCATGCATGTGATGGTAGGTGGTGGCATGTGTGTGGTATGGGAGCACAGCGCGACCATGTACGCGAACAGTATCTGACAAGCATTGTCCAACATAGGCATGTGACCAAACAACACAGCAACAGTATATGTGTGTGCATGTACTGTACCTGTACTGTGCTGGCGTAGTACTGCTGCATGAATGTACATGCCTATACTGCATGACTACTAGGGCGGCACCCATCCCCCGCCTGATTCCCAAACGCGGGGTAGAGTAGGGTGGGGATCGCTTGAATCACCTCTGTCACAAGACCCCCATGCATCCAAACACATCCATCATCATGACATGCGGTGCCCATATGCGTGCTATGTGGCTGCTATATGCATACATACATGCGAGTGATAATTGACAAAACCAAAACACCTCCTGGCTGTGTATATGCACATGCATGCGACTGTATAGCACACGTAGCGTCTATGGTACTGTTATGTGGCCTAGCGCGTGACGTAAAATGGGCATGATGTACCTATCACGGTCACGAACGATGTACCTATCACGGCCCGGCCACTGCGCGGCCGGGGTTGACGACCTCTCTGATCTGTGTTATGTGTAAACACAGCAGTAGGGCGGGGCATGAGTATCTGCTGCAATCACAAACATCAGCAGGAGTATGCAACATGCCAGCATGGGCAGGACTTTGGGATGGCTGGTATAGTCAGCCGTATGCGAGCATCAGTCAGCGCATGACATTGCAACGTCGTGTCGGCATGGCGTACTCGCGTGAGGGCATGGCTGTATTGCAGGCTGTCAACAACGCCATCAACGGTGTTGCACCTGGTGCGAATGCCACTGCCACACGTCAGCAGGTTGAGGCTGTGCAGTCTGTCGGCGGTCTCGGACTGGGCGGCAAGCGTAACATTGTAGCGAAGACGCTGGTCAATCGTGCTACCACGGCTGCTGACGTCACTGCACAGAATGCACTGTTCTTCGCCAAGTTCGCTCCTACCACGTATCCGACTGACAAGGGCGGCGGTGGTGGTGGCAAGACGGGAACGCTGTAATGGCTGGACAGATCACACAGCAACAGCTTGCAGAGTTGCAGCGCACCAATCCACAGGCTGCGATGCAACTCATGCGTCAGCTAGGCATGACTACGCCTGCTGACAACATCAACGCCAATGACGCTGGTATTCGTCAGGCGATGGACTGGCTTGGTAGTGATGGTATGCCTACGCGCGTGTCTGCGGATGTGCCTGCTGCCAATGCGAAGAATGCATCGTTGAACGCTGCTCCTGCTCCTACAAAGCAGGGTAGGCAGGACAGAGGTGTACCTAGCAATGCAGGAACTCCGCTTCCACCACGCAGGCCCGCAGGTATTGACGGTATCAACCCGTCATCGCCACCGTCATCTGCATCCACGGACCGTATGGATTATGGATCAGACACAGCGCGAACAAACGCACGAGGAGGTGTCAAACAGCCAGGAGCAGCTAACAAACCACCAGTTGCGGCGGCTGCTGCACCGCCTCGTATAGCTGAAGAAATCTTCGGCCCGCCTATTCCTCCTAACAGTGCGACTGAAGCTGTAACGACAGGACTGCCTACACCAGACGTGCAGGCATCTGTTGCATCAGCCAATCAACAACCTGTAGGCGGTATTACAGGTAACGAAGCAGAGCAGGGTCCGCCTATTCCTGCTGGTATGCAGTCACAGCTGAATGCGGGCTCGTCATGGCGTGACATCCTCTCCAGCATCCTCGGGCCTGATCCTGAGCTAGTCAATGCACTGGCTGCTGAAGGTGTCGACTTCAACGCTATGTCACCACAGGATCGCATGCGTGCTGGCGCAATGGGCGCACAGAAGTTCCTTGCGCAGAATGCACGCAAGCCTGCACCCAAGACATCAAGGCAGCAGTCGCAACGATGACTGAGCTACCACTCGCCAATGGTGTAGTCATAGACACGAAGACGGGGCAAGCAATTGCTCCGTCTTTGTCTGCTGATGCAGCCGCACGTCAGGAGAAGAAAGATGAAGCTAAGTCTACAGGAAGCAGAGCAGATCGAAGCAATGCTGCTGCTAGAGGAAGAGATAGAAGCAACAAGGCTGTACGAACGCCCATTGCGGAGCTACCCGCCGACCCGCGCGCCATCACGACTGTTGGTGTTGTATGGCTCTACTTCTCGCTTGGCTTGTCAGACTTCGACATCTCGGATGCAACAGGCCTCACACTATCTCAGGTCGACAGTATCAAAGGTCTGTCACTGTTTGAGACTATCGGCGACAGAGTTGGACACAACCTTACTCTGCTGGGGCAAGAAGACATCCGCAGCCGTATTGAAGGCTATGCCACGAAGTCTCTTGACACACTCAACGCAGCACTAGACGACGATGATGTCGAAGCAGCTGTGAAGGTGCGTGTTGCACAGGACTTGCTAGATCGTGCTGGCCACAGTGCCAAGCAGATCATCGAACACAATCACAAGCTTGAAGGCGGGCTGGTCATCAGGCACGTACGTGAGACACACATTGACAGTGACGCACTGCCACGTGTGAACATCGATCGTAATGGAGCGCAGAATGCGTAATCAGAAAACCACTGCACTGCCTGTGCCACCCAACAACCCTGTCAACAAACTGCGTCGTGATCCGCCGCAGGTACAGGCAGGTGTCAAACCGAAGCAGCCAGGTAAAGCCTTCCAGACGGATGGTGGCAAGGCTGCACTCAAGGACTTCTTCAAACAGAAGCGTCGTGGAGGCTAACAATGGCTATCTTTCCTGACAAGTCTGGCAACAGCCCTATTGGGCTCGGTGTAGACAAGCGGTTCTCGTCGCCCAATCGCAAGAATGCTGGAGCACCCAACGGCAGTGTGACGCCACTGTATGCTGGTGAGATCGTGCTTGATACCACAGGCGGTCTCGCATGGAAGGCAACCGACCTGACTAACACAGGTTGGGTACAGACACTGTATGTGACTGCGTAACATGGCACGTCCACAGCGCGCATTCATCCTCAAGGAAGGCAGTCTACAATCGCGCTTCCTTGCTATGCGCACGAAGGTGCAGATGTATGGCGGTGGCTTCGGTAACGGTAAGACTGCGACGATGGTGATCAAGGGGCTGGAGCTTGCCAAGGACTATCCTGGCAGCACCGGCCTTCTTGCACGCAGCACGTATCCGAAGCTGAATGACACGTTGCGCAAAGAGTTCCTGAAGTGGTGTCCTCCTGAGTGGATCAAGTCATTCCCACTCGGACAGAACGGCAGCAATGTCTGCACGTTGAAGAATGGCAGCACCATATACTTCCGTTACATCGCACAGCAGGGCAAGAGTGCTGAAAGCACTACGTCCAACCTGCTGTCTGCTACATACGATTGGGCAGGCATCGATCAGATTGAAGACCCCGAGATCATGCACAAGGACTTCCTTGACCTGTTCGGGCGTCTACGTGGCAGCACACCGTATGCTGGCGATGATCCTACAATGCCGAAGACAGGTCCACGCTGGATCATGCTCGCGTGTAACCCGACAGGTAACTGGGTGTACACAAAGGTAGTGCGCCCATTACACATGTATCAGAACATGGGCATCATTACAGATGATCTGCTTTGTATACGCGATGTTGATCGTAATCCTGTGTTGCGTATTGGTCCTGATGGTCTTGAGCGTCCGCAGCTTCTTCTCGGACTGGTAGAGGGCAGCACATATGAACTACGACACATCCACGAAGCAGACGGTGGCGACTTCATCCAAACACAGGAATCGCTCTACCAAGGTCAACAGCGAGAACGCTATCTATTGGGTAAGTGGGCAGCCTACGAAGGTTTGGTGTATGCACAATATGATAGTACAGTGCATCAGCTACGAGAGCGAGATATTGAGGAATATCTTGCCGAGCTACGAACAAATGGTTATGAGCCTAAGTGGCGTGAAGGATACGACTTCGGGCAAGCGTCACCTAGCTGCTACGGACTCAGCTTCACAACGCCATCAGGACAGGTCATCTTGTGTGATGGCTTCTACAAGGCAGAGTATCCTGTAGACGACCAAGCAGCACACATTGTGCAGATACGCAACAAGTGGGGTGTCGATGCTGAGACGCATGATCTAGACCCTATATTGGCCGATCCTAGCATCTGGAGTCGTAAAGGTGCAGCCAACAAGGGCGTGCAAGGACAGAGCATCGCACAGATGTTCAAGGACAGCAAGATCAAGATGCGTCGTGGCAACAACGACATCAAGAATGGCATCGTCAAGGTGCAGAAGTACCTGCTGCCTGCTCGTCACCTGACACACCCCATCACCAAAGCACAGAACGCACCACGCTTCTACGTCAATCTGAACCTCACATGGTTCAACGATGAAGTGACTGCGTACTACTGGAAGCAGAACAGCAGTGGCCAGCGTGTTGACGTGCCGAATGACACGAACGACCACGCGATGGACATGACGAAGTATCTGCTGTCTGATGCGCCAGACATTGGCAAGTTCTTCACGCCGCCTGGACAGTTCGTACCTGCATGGATGCAGTGGCAGGAAGACGAGACACAAGAGAAGAGCAACAGGAGCCATCGCTATGGCTAGTGACGACCTTACGAAGTTTGCAGACGTCATGCCTGCGACGGAACAGACCCCTGAACCTGCTGATGACAATCCTGTCATTGAAGAAGGCAGGATGTTTCAGGTATACGCTGAGAGCAAGATACCTGTCAGCAAGAAGCGTGGCATGCTGTGGAAGGCACGTCACGATGCTGTGACCAAGTCATCTGCGCACCAGAAGCGGTGTGCTGCATGGAAAGAAGCAGTCAGGTACTACAATCACGACCAGACACGTGATACAGACAGCAACGATGCAACGGGTGTGTCGTCGCAGGGTAGCACCAATCAGCGTGAGACAGAGAACATGGTGTTCGCCAACGTGTCTGCGTTGGTGCCTATGCTGTACACGAAGAACCCTGATGCTGAGTTCACTGCACAGAGTGATGACACGAAGCCACTGGCTACTACGCTTGAGAAGCTGGTCAACAAGCTGTCAAGCAAGAAGTCCTCACCTGGCCTCAACCTGAAGCCCGCAGTCAAGCGCAACATTGTCATGTGCGTGCTTGCCAATTGCAGCTGGCTAGAGCTTGGCTACACGCTGCGTGACCAGAGCAGTGAAGCAGCACTGGAAGAGATACAGCTTCTCAGCAAGGAGCTTGAAGATGCCAAGACGCCTGAAGAGATACAGGAAGTCGAAGGCAAACTGCTCGCACTGGAAGAGAGCGTCGATGTGCTGCGTCCGTCTGGTCCATGGCGCAAGGTACATGCTCCGTGGGCAGTCACAGTCGATCCTGCGTGTGATGGCCTCGACCTGACTCT